AACTTATAGTAATTTTGTAACCAGTTATGGATGGAGCTCTTTTCAATTAGAATACGGCGCACTTTTCAATTAGTATCTACACCCTGCCACATAAAATATTTGATTCTATACGAACAAAGCACAAGATACCGTGTTGAAGATATTAAAGCCTCCAACGTGCGGTGTCTTATGCTTTTTTCAAATTTTTATGTGGCAATAATTATTTGAACGTTGGGGGCTTTCTTTTTACTCTAAGCCCCGAAAGAGTGTCAGCTACAAGCCAACTTCTACATCGTTAATTTCTTTCTTACCATACAAATAGATTATAACTTATTCCTGCGCCTACGTACATGCCGCCTGGATACCCATATCCAGCCTGCAACCCTAATCCCCAACGCTTTTTCTTCGGCTTGATGGGAACCGGATGATAGATGTCATTCGTTACCGTCTGATAAACCGTCTTAGGAAAGACCTGCATACTATCCAGTCGCGGGTCTACATACCCGCTCACCACCGCATGATACAAGCTATCTTCATACACAACCCGTTTGCGGTGAAGCAAGGCGTCACCTATACGTACTGTGTCATTCGGCAATATCTGCCAAAAGACCGCTATCGGTGCGGAGATAAGAACTGTATCAAGTTTGACAACCGTCTGTATCTTTGTTTCGGTACGTATTTCTGCCGGCAAAGGCTCGTGCGGACGGAACCAAACCACCACACAAGCGATGGCCAGTAATAGAACTAATAACCAGGGTAGTTTTTTCATAACCTCAACAAATAATGATTTACAACCATACCTGCACATATTGCGGCAACTCCATACAGCAAGTCTGTTTTGTTCCACTTGCCGTTATAGTAGTGGCAACGGTCGCTGTTCTCCTTGATGAAGAGCATCAGCAATGCTGTGCTGCCACCGAATACTATGGCGGTGGATAGATAGACCACCGCGCCTAAGATGTTATTTCTCATAATTAATTTTATATTTATGATATTAATTTCATCCCGGAACTTCACAGTCCGGGATGAATTTGTGTTAACCTTATTGGAAAGTAGGATCAACCCCATTATCCAACACCTCAATACTGACTTCAAGACCGCTTGTGTTTTCTGCGACTGAAATCGTATTAACCCACTTTCTCGGCACATCACTTTCCACAATCAAATGGTCTCCCATATTAATCATCGTATGACAAGCCAAATGTATGGATGCAAGTGCCGTACATATATCCTGTACAGACATATCGTCAGTAGTGGCCACACTCCACGGCTTATTAGTGTATGAAGTACCTTCTACCTCATTGTCTATATTTTCGCTTCTGAATAATGTAGTGGTATACTCTTTAAGAGTAATAACTCCGTTGGTAGGAGTGCCTGTAAAAGAGATTTTTATTTTTTCTCTGGTGCCATAATTAGTACACACCTTAACCCCTTCACCGAAATAAGCACTTCCGACAAACGGGAATACAGGCTTAATCATAGATATATTATTTCTCCAGGTTTTAAGCAGGGAAGTATATTGCGTATTAGTATCAACGACAACAAGCAGCCCTTTGTCTGCATAATCTTTGATGGCATTTAAAATCCTCTCTCTGTCTGTCGTAGTAGCGGTATCATGGGCATACAGAGCAAGATGCTTTTTATACTTGACCGCTTCATCAAGTAAAGACAATGAATAATCTACCAACTCTGCATTATCCATTCCGTGCCTTGGGATGTACCATCTATTAGTGCTGGCAGTGATAAACCTGGCTTCACCGTTGAAATACCTCTGGCCGGTTGTTCCGATGGAATAATTATAATACTTGGATAATATTACAGCACTATGGGCATCCATATAATTCTCAGGAGGACACCACCCCTCGGTTTTCAGCCCTTGAGAAATAAAGTATTCTTTGGCCGATTTGATTGTATCTTCAAACTCAGCATCACTGAAGTTATTGCTACCTTTATGTGTGGCCCAGCCATGAGCAATAAAACCATTCCCGGCTTGTATTAACGACTTGAATTTCTCCTTGTCCTGGATAGACCTGTTTTTATATATAAAGGCATTAAGGCAACAGGTAATTGGAATACCCATTGGATTCGCCACGTCACACCAGGAAAAAAAGGCATCAATGTAATCCAGCATTATACTGACTGATGCTGTTTCTTGTAATGTCGGTATGTGCGTGTCTAATTTGTTTAACAGCTTTATATTTTTATCGATTTCTTCTATTTTTTCATCAATAGTTGGAAAAGTGTATGATATAGATATAGTTGCATCCAAATCATATCCCTTATAAATTATATAAGGATAGTCGGATGGTGACGGCGCAACAATCTGTTTGCTGCCTGATTCAAGCTTATTGCTTCTGTATATATCTTGTACTCCATCCGTATTATTATCACTTGACTTGCTGAAATAAACCTCGGTCCAAGCCGCTTTGGTTTTAGCATAGTCAACATTCAAGGTACTGTTGTCAGGAAATGTATTCTCCAATGACTGAAACTGCATCTTAAATGGATATATATCAACATTTATCTCTTTGCCGCCAATACTATCCTGTATGCCCAAGATAATTTGGCTCTGCTCTTCTATTTTCTGATTAACATTTTTGGAAACCTTATTGATGTCGTCAAATATGTTTTTATTTTCACCGGCAGATATTGTCGTTTTAATGCTGCTGTCATCTGCTGCCTTAAAAAGTATATATGGATATTCTGACCTGTTAGGAGCTTTACCTGTTTTACTAATAGTTTCATGATTCATCCCTTTAATGACAAAATCAGGATAGAAGTATTGTTGGCCTTGATATGGAGATACAGACGAGAACGCCAAGAATATAGTTTGCTTATTCGGGTTATCAATGTGAATGGTACAATCTTTCCCTTCGGGGAAAATATTCTTAAGGGATTGCCAAACTGCCGATGGAGACAGTTCTAATGTTATCTCTTTGTCGTAAGTTCCATCTATGTCAATCTTATCGGCGTTTAAGTTGAATATATCGTTATCAATTCGTTCAATCATTGCCTGATTGGGTATTTGCTTCCACCTACCGGCACTTGTAAACGTCCCGCCCTGGAACTCCCATGTTTCTACTTTTCCGGCTGAATTGATGAATGGCACCTTCAGCCCGATGTTTCTAAGTTCTGGCGGAACTTGGACGATAGCCGTCTCAAGTGTATATCGGTTTGTTCCATCGGTACCCGAAGTAGGATGCTGGACGGAAACATTATACTCGGTGATGTAGTTCATATAGTCAGTGCTGCCACCACCAGTGCCGATGTATTTCTTCAATGCCGCGGTACTCATTGAACCGTTGCTACTTCCTTGCTGAAAAGGTATCAGCTCGTTTCCTGTTAAGCTCTCCTTTTGAGGGAGTTGTCCTATTTGTAATCCTTCTGCCATATCTTTTTATTTTTTATCATTTTATTTTTTGTTATCTGCAAGTAATATCGGCTCTTCGTTAGCCAACAATAACGGAGTGCCATCCGATAATAATAAATACCTTCCATCAGGGGGTGGGTTTGGTCTCGGTTTATTATCCTTGATATATGAATACCCTATAGTAAGTATCCCAATAGTAGGAATACCGATTGTCGGGATGCTGATGTTGGGGATAGTGATTGGGTTCATAGGCTATCCCTCTTTAATCATTTTGGCTTCCAATACTTCGGTAGCGCTCTTGATTGTGACGTTTATGCCATTCGCTATCCCTACGATGCGGAAAATAGAGTCGGCGGCATCGTTGTTGTCACGCACGTTAGGATACAATGTCACGGGCTTCATGCCCTCGATATTGGCAAATACAGTCACCATTCCGCCCTTGTTCTTTATCTGTATGGTAACGGGATTACCGTCACTGACAAACGTTGCGTAATACGCTGTTTTGCCTTCTTCTTTTTGAAATGATAAAACTTCTGCTGCCATGATGTTTACTTTTTAGAGTTATTCAAATAGTTCACAATTCCCTGCACATGCAAGTCCACTATTGCCCGTTTGCCCTCTTCCGATAATAAGAAGCCAACATCTTCCTTATTGTCTTGGAATAGGTTCTCTGTAAGGACTGCCGGGCACTTCGTGTGCTTCAAGATGTAGAATCCGCTTTCCTTATCAGGGTCGCCATCCGTCATATCCTTGCGTATCTTCATACCCGGCAAAAGTCGTCCGGCTGCCGCATATAAGCTGTCAGCTAATTTATCGGCTTTCGTCTGACCTGCCGAAGTCCACGCTTCCCAACCACGTGCCTGCATCCATTCAGAGCCGCTTCCCGCTGCATTACAGTGGATAGATACGAGGATTGTGTCACTTGCCTTGTATTCGTTCGCCCTACGGCAACGCTCCGATAAGGGAACGTCTATTTCCTCTTTGACGATACGTTCTGCGTCAACACCTTGTTTGCGCAATTCGGCTTCCAAACGTATGGCAATCTCACGGGCATACGCATACTCTTTCAATCTTCCGTCCGGTGAACACTTGCCCGGAGTGTTACTTCCGTGTCCGTTGTCAATCAATACTTTCATTCTGCGCGTCCTCCTTGAAATATTTGTCATAAACTAAACGAGCCACCCATCCGGCAACAACACCGACACCGAATGATACAACAGTAGTCAGGTTCACCCAAAACGGTGTGTAGTGCATGTACAGCATAACTCCCACGATGATAGCGATAACAATCGCTGCGATAATCAATTTCTTTTTCATTTTGTTACTCCTTATCTTTAGTTATTATTTCACTCATATCTTCTTTCTCGACATCGAGCACTTTCTTTCCGAACAATCCCAACGCTTTCAGTAAGTTGAAATTATATCCCTTTGGTTTCAAGATATTGCTTATGATAGAGCAGAACTCTATGAAGCAGACAAACAAGCATGAATACACATCAATATTCCATTTATTGCCGGAAGCAATGTTTATCATCACCACCATACAAACAAAGGCAAAGTATGTCACCATTTTACCCATAGTACGGCGCACAGCACTTGAAAACCGAAATTCTTCACCCAATAGCAGGCATTTCCTTATCCCGAACATCAAATCGCATACAACGACTGAAAATGTTACTATCAGCCACGGTATCATGTGTTCCAATGACTGTGCAATAAAACTGCTTGCTATTACCGAGAAACCACCCGGTATGCTTTGGGTAATAATGTTATTCTTCATCTTATCGTTATTTGTCAATTATTCATATCTTTGTGTCTCTTATCAAATAAGCGAACTACTGTCATTCCGTTTTGCTCGTGAGAGTAGGACGGGATTTTCATATCTTACCGTAATAGCGGAACCACGCACCCCATTTACGTTCTTTCAGATAGTTCGGATTATCCTGGTTGAGTTTGGCTTCCATTTCAAATGCGCTCGCACGGTAAGCGTTTTTATTGACCTCTCCGTCCCCAATCTTGTTGTCTGTGAACAAGTGATACACGAAGCTCACAAACCATTCTGCCAAATAAAGAATGTAGTAGAATAGCGGGATAAGGAGCAACCACCACGCACTGACATGGAATGCCAGCAATACGGACGGGATAGCCGCTATCTCCATACACTCGAAGAACTGTTTCTGATGTGTCCGTTCATGGCGGATAGTCGTTTCGGACAGTTCTTTCAGCTTCGTAAGGATAAAGCCGAAGAACATAATTGTTGTGTAGTCGCCAAATAGGATAAGTTTGGCAAACCAGTTTTCATAAAATACTTTTACTCTCATAATCAAATAAGTTAAATTCAATTCTTATAATTACTTTCTTATATAATTATAGCTGTATAATTTACCATCAATTTTAAATTCAGTAAGCATCGTTGGAGCGCTCGTTTCGTTGGCAATATAACGAGGAGCACACATACCTAATAGAACAGCATAATTACCGTAATTTGTGACAGAACCGTAAACATCAGGAACTACTTGTTTATTAAGAGGACAAACTTTAAAACCGCTATCTATTCTATCTAATACAATTCTATATTCAAAACTTTCTATATATTTTGAAAAATATAGGGCTACTTGAAAATTTTGCGGGTCTCCCAAATAAGGCAACTCAATGTATTGCTGAGGAGTAATGGGGGTTAAATTATTCTCACCAACACAAGGATAAGGATAGCCAGCATAAAAAATGGCATTGCCGATATTAAGCAAATCAATATTTTTATTTCCAACAGCAAGATTACTAATAGATGTAGCTCCAATTTTAACCATATCTAACTATCTCCATTTTTTAATATCAGGGTTTATATTTCCGCTCTAAATTCTTATCTCTCATATCAAGCATCTGTTATAACATACATTGTTCCTTCATCCTTAGAACCAATAGCATCGTACTCGGCAGCGGTTTTCTTGGTGAGGGTGGTGAGGTTGTAGGAAACGAGTATATCTTTTACTACGAAAAAATTTGTAGCATTTGAATTCAATGCAATAAAAATTCTTTTTGTAACTAAGCTAATATTATTTGCATCGGCAATAGAAGTATAAGTATAAATAAACGAAAGTTCATAAGCTCCATTATCGGGATTGCAATATGTGTGACTCGTACTTACTTTAAAGATTTCTTTTTCTGTAATTTTTAGGAATAAAATATTATCACTTAATAATCTCTGTATAATATTTTTAAAATTATCAATGCTTCCAAATACAAGATTTATTTTTGATTCGGCTTCTCCTGCTTTAACTTCTTGATTTGAAATTAACTGTTGGTGAGCTTCATCTGTAATCGTAAGCATAATGTGTTTATCATCCACATACTTCTTCGTTGCAGGCTGGTAATCGCCCGTAGGGGTGAAACTTTCACTGTTGGTTTTGGTGAGGACGTCAGATTTTGCAGGAACTTCCGCCCAATCCCCATTCTTACGACCGTATGCCTTGCCATCAGTTGGCGCTTCGTCTATACCGCCAATCTTCCCCTGGCTTACCCATTCACCATTACTTGCAACCCGTTCCCCGCTATCTACAAGTAATATCGGCTCTTCGTTAGCCAACAATAACGGAGTGCCATCCGATAATAATAAATACCTTCCATCAGGGGATGGGTTTGGGTTATTTCCGCCAGCAGAACTTACCCATGCGTAGTAATCATAAGGAGCTTCCGTACCTACAGCCATGAACCCGTCAACTGCCGAACCGTCGGGAACAGCGGATTTCAAGGCTTCAAGGGTATCGTATTCGCCAGCCACCTTAAATGATTTCCCCGGTTCTCCTTGTATACCTGGCTCGCCTTGTTCTCCTTTCAAAAATTCTAAAGGATAATTGACCACAGAAGCTTCACTGTTGCTTCCTGAAGGTTTAAATGCAGGCAATGACGTTACATCATCCGCTTTGTCCGCATTCGGTACTTCATTAACCCCTATGGAGTTAGCCATAAGACGGGCAACTATTTCTTGATAATCCTGTTCTGTCCAAGCCATAATTATTCCTGTTTATCGGTTGCTTCTTCCGGTTGATTGTTGATAGCACGATTGAGCGCGTCAATAAAAAAAGGTTTGCAAAAAGCATTTGCATGCTCTTGTATCAAGGATACTTCTTCATCACTATACTCTGTCTCTTCATTGGAGTTGTATATCTTCAAAGCGAGTGCATGCGATGCGATACCGTTACCGTTCCGGTATAATACATTCGCAAAATTCTCTCTACAATCTATATTTTCACAATGCTTACGGGTAATGTCCGTAGCAATCAGTAATTGTTTAAAATTTATCTTTTTCATGAGCTTGGGTATGATTTAGTTAATCTTCCATCTTTATAAAAAGAAAGTCCGTCGATGCCAAGAGACACTTGGTATCTTGACCCACTTAAATTTGAAATCATTGACAATGACCCTGCAAAAAGGGTTGTAGACGCAGTTAAGTTGCCATTACTTGCTATATTGTCTAATTTTAATCTTGGGTAAGTAACAGAAGTACCTCCGACTCCACTATCAAGGAATGAAATTCCACCCACATCATATCCTTTTGAATTATAAAACTTTATGCTGTTTGAATTTGGGTTTATTTCTATTTTTGTACCTGACGAAGCGGTTGATATTTTGCCGACAATGCTAACATTCCCATTTTCGTCTATCACCAAAGAGTTGTTAGGAGTTCTTACATTTTTAAACACCCCGCTGTTTGCATTTATCTCTCCTTCAAAATATCCACCAATAGCCTTTATTGTCCCGTCTGCCTGAATAGACACATTCCCGTTGGCGGATATATCTCCGGTAAAGTATATGTTTTTGGAAACAACGGAAATGTTATCAAGTGCCACATTGATTTCAGAACCTAATCCGTCCTTTTTGACATATAATTTAAGTTCATCGGTAACTCCATTGATATCCAGTCCCAACTGCGTTACATCTTCCTCTATTTTTGTAACAGACAATTTGAGATTTTCTGCCGTCTGCTCAATCTGTGAGAACCTTTGATTGTTACTTTCCGAGAGTTCTTTTACTTCCAACCTGATACTTTCCGCAGTCTGCTTTATTTCGGAACTTAATTTAGTATACAAATCCTCGAATGCGTTTTCGGCAAGAGCCAGCGAATGTATGTATATATCCCCCGTAAACTTCAACTCAAAATCGCCCGTTCCGTCCCATGCGCCGGAATATTCCTTCATTGCGTATTCCTCGCCCGGTTCAAGACGTTCGGTGGAATGCAGGTTCTGACCAGGAAATCCTATTGTCAGCGTTCCGGCTGTAGCTACCTTATACCGGAAAGAGATAAAGAACTTCTTCGGTTCTTCCCCTTCCTCATAGGTCGGTTTATTGGCTAAATCCGCATTTGACTGTTTAATTCCGGAAGAAAGAATACGAAGCACGTTTCTATCTCCGTCTCTGATGATGGCAGCCATAGCATCCTTACGGGAATAGAACTCCCCATTCACTAATAAGAACTTTCCGTTTACAGTAAAGAAACGAACATCGTTCTTTGTCTCCCAACCGTTCGTATTGCTTGCAAATGCCGCATTGTACAGGTAATTATCCTTTGCCCGCACCTCGTCAAGCACTTTGGAGATTTCAGAGTAAATCAAATCTTCCAATATCTTGAACTGGGTAAGGATATTCACACCCGTTTTCAAGATAAAGTCTCCCATGAACTTGTTGCCTTGCGGACTGATAACCGTCACTTCCTTACCTGCTAAAGAATAAGAATTTATTCCTGCATACTGGTGGATACTCGGTGCATCATCGCCATATACGGACAAGGTGATTGCGTTCTGACGCTTCTTGTCTGTTCTGTTTCCGAGTTGTACAAGACTATCACCTTCCTGCGGTATGTCGCTGTTTGCATCACAGTCCGTCTTGCTAAGGTCTATGTAGTCCTCGCCAACACCTACGCATAGGCGCCAATAGTAACGGTTGGATACATTCTCGTAGACACCTGGCTTGATATTGAAGTCTTGAAAACGTACCTGGTCGCCTTCCTTGAACGGGTTCTCGATAGCCGTCTCCCCATCATCAACCAGCAGATAGCACCGCCAAAAATCCTCGTGTTCCTCAACCTTTCCGCATTTCATTCCGGCAGCGGTGAACATGTAGTTCCCGCCTGCATAAGAGAGTTTCTTTATCTCCAGTTCGGAGAACATCGCTTTGATACGCACAAAGAGTTCGTCCACTTCAATGTAGGATTTACCCGTCTTGCTGTCTACTTTAATAACAAAGCCTTCACCGAGTGCACCGGAAGAAAAATTCATGGACTGGATGTAGTCTGAAAATAATCCGCCTAAGAACTTTATTAAATAGCTGGTTTGGTCAGGTTTGGTTTTATTCAAAAACAGCTTTTCTCCAAAGGCTTTAATGATTGATTCCACTTGTTGGGTAGTTAATCCTCCACCGCCTTGCCCGCCTACAATTGAGTCTATCTGATTCTGTATCTTTTCTAAAGTTCCTACCGCTTTGTCATTGCGAAGGGTAATATCATACGTTGGGATGAGAGCGTCTCCTTCCTTTATTGTAAGGCTGTCAATAATAATGCTCCCGTTGATGTTTAAGTCTTCATCCTCGAATAACATTAAATCACCTTCCTTTATACTGTCATGCAGTTCCGGGTGACGCGCCATAAATATTTCGTCTACTTTAGGCTCGTAAGTATATCTTACATAATCATTTTTTGCAAGATATTCTTTGGAAGCTGTTAGCAATCTTTGGGAAGCGGCTTTTATATACACATCCGGCATATCAATACCCAAAAGCACAAATTTATCTCCGGCTTTGATAGTAAAATACTTATATGGGAAATAAAGATTCAGCCCTTCATCATAGACTCTGTTGCATGTCAAGACCCACATGTCACCTTGTTTTACGGGCTTGTCTGCATCTCCAAGTATTTCAAATTCACGCCCACCACACATTCCGCTTTTCATGGATATGGTGGCGGTTTCCCCTGTTAGATAATCGTTTATGTCAAATCCAATGTCTTTGAGATATATTTTGAACGGTGGGATGGTTTCCCCTTCTTCAAAGTAACCATCATCCGCGATTGGCGTATTATCCTTATTCACTGAATCGGAAGCGATTTCATCCAACGCTCCGGTAGCATTTACGATTATTCCCGCGTCTTTCAACTGCTGTGCTGTCATTCCTTCCATAGACGGATATATTTCCGGTAAAGAAGTATCGCTCCCGTCAAAGAAAACCGAACCTTCCCGAACTCCGATAATATCTATGTTTTTACTATCAAGGTATGGGTCAAGTGTCTTTTCCGGAAAATCAGGAAGCATCAAGTTTTTAACAGCCATATTATTGGGTACTAATGCTCCAGAAGGTCTTTTGTACTTTCTTGGAACATTGTCCGTCTCAATACCTTTTTCTATCCGCATCTTTGCGCCTATGCGGACGTTGTCCTTGTCGGCTTCACTATTCAACAAAACGTAGCATTTCCCAAGAAAGCTACCTCTTCTTATTTTATAAGAATGCCCATTGATTGTCACATCATACAATGCTGTGTCGGATAGGAATTTCATATAAAAAGGAAGAGTCACAACAGCGCCGTCTATCAAATGTGTATTAGGGTCATATCCGTAAGATACATCCTCGATGGGAGCTTCGACAATAGGACTTCCATATGTTGTATAATAGTTGTACGGTAAGTTTTTGGTACCACCATATGCTCTTAGGCGGGTAATTATCTTCTGTGACGAGTCCGCGGTTTTTTGTATGGAGTACAGCCCTTTTCCCTTTCCATACCCGAACATGTTTCCTACTGCAATTCCGGCAGTGCCTATTGTTATCGTTCGCCCCCTTATGATAAAGTTTGCCTTAAACTCGCTATTTACTAAAGCGAGTGCGTCCCAAACGTTTATACTGCTTATTGATATGGATTTGTTAGCCTCATTAACATATTCGGGATGTACTGTAACCGTCCATTTTTGCTCTCCTTTATAGATACGGTCAAGGTTCACCTGTATTCTTTCTGCGAGAGCATTTATGCTTTCAGCGTAAAAACTGAATGTAGGTAGGGAAGAGTAGTGAATTAAGTTATCCTCTTTTACATAGTCCAGGAATTCGCATCTTGTCAGTTCATCTGCAAGAGAGTTGAAAACTACGTTCTCATATTTGAAAGCCTCTCCGTATGTATTTTTGGAGGCTTGCTTCAATTCAGTAGGGTCGTAGTTTATTTCAAATCTTTCTCCGCGATATATCAGATAGTCCCCGACTGTAAAATCAATCGGAGTGGGGGACGTAACGGTAATGTTAACGGAACAAGCTCCCATGAACTCCCCGTTATACTCTAACTTGTTAGCGACACATCGTTGCGTCTGCCCGTCTTTGCTGTATATTATAAACCGTCCCATTATGCCGTAAGAATAATTTGTGTTTTAGGGTCGGTTACCCGAAATGCAGTGTTGAAAGTTACGACATCTCCCTCATCCGTCTTGCGGACAAAAAGGTCGGGTTTTATAGATTTAAAATAAACCCCCTGTCTGCCTATTTGGGTATAGGTGTCATAAACTTTTAATTCTGTTCCGTAACCGTCTTTTCCTATCAGATAGTCCAGGAAGGCGACAATCTTTTCATTGGCTGTTCCCATATCACCTTTATAGGCAAACTCTACTTCTATATCATAGGCTTGCATGTAGAGTTCTTCGGGGAAAAAGGTGTCTTCTCCGTCTTGGTCTATCCAGTCTCTTTTGGGCAAATCCTTAATATCTCCATATACAGTAAAAGGGAAGTCCTTGCACACAATCCCCCATTGGGATTTGGTGTCAATAACAGGACTCCCCAGCTTACTTTTCTGAAAATAGATACTGTAAGGCTTTGCCATGTGTTATTTTGAGTTTGTGTTGTAAAAACAAAAAGAGCCAATCAACGGCATATCCGTTAATCAGCTCTTTGGCTTGTTATATCAATACTGCAAATATATGGTGTATTTTCTAAATAATCAAGTAAAAGGTTAGAAAATTGATATAGCTATCCGGCTTACATTATATTTGCAATGAATACTACCTTTCGGGTAACACGATTTTCATGTAGGGGTTCTTTACCCGCTTCTCTTTGAGCTTCTTTTCAAGTTTTTCCATCCTTTCGTACATCAGTTCAATATCTTCGGATAAGTGCAATAATTGAAGTTTGAGGAGCTTGTTCTCTTTCTGCAAGTTATGTATCTTTTCTTCCATGATGAATATTTGTTTTAGTCGTTATTCCTGCCATCTGCCCGCCAGCCGTATTGCTGGCGGGGTATCATAACGTGAACGTTGGTCGAAACCTCAACGCGCATCTATGCTTGTTTACGTGGCAATATGTTTTTGGGTATAGTTATAGCTGTACGTCATTACTCCGTACCTGTAAATGTTTATGCTTCAATGCTATTTGATTTTTGCTATTTTCCCATCAGAAGGCTTTCCGCCAAATAGATGGTTGATGTAGGCAAGACCTTTTGGTTTGCAAAACACCTTTTGGCATAATATGTCAGGGTGGTTGTCTCTGCGTATTGGCGGCAACAGCGTCATTTCAAAGTAGCCTGCGTCAATATACTTTTGTTTCGGTTCGTTCCTGTCTTTGAAGAATATGCCCGCATCCCTTAGCTTCCCGAAAAGGGTGTTTCTCCCAAAACCGAGATTGAGTATCTTTGCGGCTTGACCTATGTCTACTTTGCCCTCTGCTTTGAAGGCGGCTTGGGCGAAGTCGGCTTTGGGTTGGAGTTTGGCGTTCTTTTCTTCAAGCTGCTTTAGCCGCTCTTCTTTTCTTTTGATTGTTTCCTGTGCCACTATGAGTGCACGTGCCATGATTTCTTCGGGAGTGTCGTCCTGTTTAGTTGCGATGTAGCCGCCGGTCTTACGGATGGTCTTTAAGATTTCCTTTACGCCTTTCTTAAATTCTTTGGCAATTGGTTTACGGCTCTGCATGAGGACTTCGTATAAGCCATCTTCGGTTAAGAACCACATTTCGTAATTTCTACCATCTACGAAGATTGTTCGTAGATGCTTTTCTTCCTCATCTACAGTGCCTACCATTCTTGATACATCATAATAACCTTGCGATGTTTTCGCATAATCAATGCACTCTGCCACTTCTTTAGCAAGAAACAACGGATTTTCGGCAGTTCCGTAAACCGTGAATTTGTGCCCCAGCAACTCTGTTTCGCTTAGGACTTGAATCGAGTTTGTTAGCATAACAAAAAAAAGCGCACGTTCACGGCTGCTAACAAACTCATAGGAATTTAGTTTGGGGACATTTCTGTTACCCCACCGTTCGTGCGCAATATCTTAATTTATGATACTACTTGATATGTATTGGCAAAAAAATAACTCCAATGATGAAGCCATAGGAGTTTGCCGCTCCTATAAGTTGTTAGCACCGCAAAGATAGCCCTTATCTTTGAAATAGCAAACTTATAATCATAAAATCAATTACTTTCGTCTATTTTCTAAGTTATTGTGCAAATATATAGAAAATATACTCATTTTTATAATTTAATATATTAATAAATGGTGAATATGTTTTATAACATGATATATATAATAACAATGGATGTTAATAAAGAAGTATATTTGCCGACTAAAATCTGTCTATTTGCTTAAAATAAATGTTTATGAAGAAATTTCTATTTGCGACAATATCGCTATTGTTGTTGGTTGGCTGTGCGTCAAATGAGGATGTTGTAGATTTTGAAAATCCCCAATATACTATTGATAGCTTTATTTCATTGGATAATCTATTATTACAATCATATATCAGTGAAGGAAATTATTGTATAGAAGCCTTAGATTTAAAGGATAATCTATTGTTTACAATAAGAGAAAAAGCAGAAGACTACATTTGGGATAAAGGCTTTGGAGAAAAAGAACTATTTCCTGTAAATGGATGCTATTTACTTGATGCTTTAGAAAAAGATGGTAATTTATATGTGTTAATCAGTTTATATAATAAACAATCTTATCATCCTCATAAATTCATATTAAAAATAAAAGATGGAGAGATTCTTAAAAAAGCTTATTTCGACAACAACGACTGGCATAAAAGCCTTTTCTTTCCCGAGAGGATGATTGATTGGTACGAAGGATATATAGCTATTTATGTTACAAACAAAACAAGTTATAATGATATAGCCATCTTAGATAAAGATTTAAAATATATAAATAATAGCTATTCTTCAGGTGCTGATATATGGATTGAAAATATAGAAAAAAAGAACTACATCCCATCTTCTCCAAACAATATAATATATATTGCAGGAAATAAAGTTATATGTGCAGATATGTCTAAATCAGTTATTGAATGTACAATATGGGAGACAATGTTTACCGAAGAAGAAATAAGATTAATTGATACGGATTATTCATTAGATGCAAATAATGTCATAATAAATATTAAAGGGATGGATAGTTCAGGAGATACAAAGTATTTTCATTTAACGCTAAATAAGAATACTGGTGAGCAGCTATTGATATAAGAGATAAAAAATACACAAAATATTCCTCGTTCTTTACAGTTCGGGGATTTTTTATGCTTTATATGCAATAAAAAACACTGTAATAAAGCAAAATAATATAATGTTTAATTAAAATTAAAGACTTAACTTTGCCGCACATTAATTAACTAAATACATGCTTTATGAGTAATAAAATATTTTTTCTACTTTCTCTATTTTGTGTTCTTATATCCTCCTGTGAGAATGAAGATGATATGGTAACATCTATACTTTTAGACAAGTCGGATATGACTTTGAAGCCCGGAGAAACTTATCAATTTACGGTAAAAGGCTCTCCTTCTAAAGCGAAGTTGCCTAAAATTAATTGGGGGATATATCCTGTAAATGCAAACAATCATTTGGCAAAAATAGATTCACACGGGAAACTAACAGCTTTGAAGCCAGGGAACTTTACAGTAAATGCCTGGATTGGAGATGATGATATAACGGATTTGTTATATATTGATAATGCAGTAATAAAGGCTGTGTGTAATGTGACGGTTGAGCCTATAGAAGCTACTGGCATATCTATAGATAAGAAAGAGATTGTGTTTAATGGAGAACAAAGTTTGATTTTGGATGCTTCTATTGAACCTCAGGATGCTACGAAGAAACTGGTCTTTTGGGAAATAGATAATTCGGAAATTGCAAGTTTAGAATCGGGTAAAGACAATTCGGTTATTGTAACAGCACTAAAGGCAGGAGAAGCTACAATTACAGCACGTGCAGGGTTTGAATCTTCTATAACTTCAACATGCAAAGTGAAGGTTAATCCTGTTGTAGCACAAGGTTTTTCCTTGAAAGAAAATGAAAAAAATGTAAGGGTGGGAGATGTTTTTACTATAGAATCAATAATCACTCCTGCATATGCAACAAAAGAAAACATAGCATGGGAGATTTCTGACGTAAATATTGCAAAGATTAATGAAGACAACAGTATATCTGCCATGTCTCCTGGGAAATGTATAGTTAAGGCTATTTTGGGAAATACAGGGTTAGAGGCTACTTGTGAGCTGACAGTAGAACCCATTTTATTGGAATCTATAAGTTTTGATAACCTTACATATAAAATTGAAGTTGGAGGACAAAAACAGCTAAATGTTGTGTTTACACCAGAAAACGCAACTAATAAGAATGTGATATGGACTTCATCCGACCCTGTGATTGCTCCGGTTGATGAAAATGGAGTGGTTTTAGGGAATACATCAGGAAGAGTACAAGTTACGGCAACGTCAGAAGATGGCGGACATGTGGCAAACTGTACTGTTTATATTGTGTCATTAGGAGGTATGATGGATGTTTATTTCCCTACATCTTCTTTGATTATTAATTCGGGATATTATACGGGCGTTATGTCATGTGCTATAAAGAACAATAGCTCAAAGACTATAAAACTTACTAAGTTTAAAGTTTTTTCTACTGGAAGCGGTAGTGCTCCTATTGAGATTACTGATGAGGCGAAATTAGGATATTTATCTTCTGGAGAAACAAGAATTTTACAGTTTAGATTATCACATGTTTATGAGCCAGGATTTAAGTGGGAGTTTGAATGTGATGGTCATTATTTTTCTGCTTATGGAAGTTATAAACAGTAATTTTTAATGTTAAGTAATCATTAAGTTAAGCGGAGTTTCTCCGCTTTTCTTGTTTTGTGGCATATCGCTTGTTCTACCGATTATGGTAATATTGCCACAATATTATAAATATGAGAAAGCATGGGAAAAAGTCAAAAGACATCCAAGCACTACGCAGACCGAACGTCGTCAGAGAAAGAAATAGGCAGCATCGCTAAAATCTTTTTCGTAAGAAACTCAATTAAGTAGGAATAAGCTTCGTCACTATCACTGGTTAAGTTTATTCCTGCTTTTTCCAATGTAAAGTTGGCGATGTGAAATATCTCGTGCGCTAATATTGACAACCCTTTTATATCTTTCGGCAAATTTGGCATATACAAAATCATTTGTCCGCCAGGCAATAAAAAACTTTTTCCCTTTTCTTCTCCACTAATCATAGAAACGATTTCGGAAGACTTCTCGCACCCGAATATCTTTGATAGTCTTGCCTTCAAGTGCTTTTTTTCTCCAAAATGAACCATTACATCCCGGCCATAAATGTCTATGCTTATTATCTTATTCATAACGAATATGATGTTTGTGCTTTATATATAATAATGCAAATATAACTAAAAATAATCAAGATACTGTTCTTCAGAGTATGAATTATAATTAATCGTATTTGTTAAAAAGCTGATTTATCGGATATTTATTTGTTTATTTGTTTGTTCTTTCGTTCGTTCTTTCTATATTTGTGCATTAATATAACACAAATGGGCAATTGGAGCGAAAGGCAAGAAGTAAAGAAAGAGGGCAAGGAAAAGGATAAGGTAAGACGTGAAAAGCTTGCCGGATATTTCTTTGATTTATCTAAACTAATATTTGCGGCACTTGTTTTAGGAGGTATAACTCCTTTGTTTACCAATGTGACAAACGGAATAAACTGGAGTACTATTACATTAGGAACTATATCTACATATATGTTTGCTAACTTTGCTAATAGGATTTTAAAATGAATATAATATGGATACGCTAACGGCAATATTTTTAATAACGGCTATTGTGAGTGTTACATTAGTTGTTTGGTCTCACACCAAATCGGGCAAGAAGTGGCTTGCAAGCTTATAAATTGACTATTATTTAGGTAAAACAATAAAGCCAGACATTAAGCCTGGCTTTTTCTTTGCATGACATCCCCATCGGTTTCCACAATACAATCTTCTCCATGAATGTAAACATAAACGGATGCGGCACCGCTTTGCAATATGTGCGTTTTCGCACGGTCGTACACGTTTAACGGAAATAAAATCCCTTATCTTTTGTTAGCTTTGCCGAATGTATTTCATCCCTTAGTTCGGAAACTTTATTTAGAATTGCTTCATTGCTATTGGCGGTTCTTAGCGTATTATTGGCTATCGCTCTTAATTGTGTTAGCTGTTGCTCTGCGAGAATGTTGTACTTTGGAAAAATTTCATTTCCTAATTTTTCAAGAAGAGCACGTTTTACGCTTACGTCCTGGCGAATGCCGTTCAGGTATGAACCCAATAGATTTGCCGTATCTTCTGTGATACCTTGTATTCCTTTTGACAGTCCGGAAGACGAAGAAACGCCTTTCCAATCCATCGCTTCTTTTAAAGCATCTCTTTCCGCTAATGCTTGGTTTACTATATTATTCCATTTGTTTTGAAGGTCAGCTTGTTCTTGTTTGTCAATTCCACCACCACTCTCCATTGCCTTGGCGAACATCTCATACCACTCTTGTATTAACTTGTTATACTTTTTAGCCATAAGGCTTTCTACAATGGCATTTTGCATCATCTTTTCAAAATTGTTCGCAAAATCTTCCGCATCGGACTCCATATCAAGAAGTGCGTTCTTAAAGTCATTTCTTATGTTGTCAAAAGATGTATTGGTGAGTTTCTCATTATAAGCGTTTTCGAGTTCTTCAAGCTGCTTATAATAAGTGATGTATTCATCCATGTATTGAGCGGCATTCCTATACCCATCATCAGCAAGGCTTTTTATTTTTGAATACAAAGCCGTATCCTCCTCTGCCAGCTTAGCCATTTGCTTGCTTGATAATTGGAAGAACTGACCTGCATTACTCACAGATTTTCCTACAATATCACTGACCCTCTTCCATTCTGATGCAGACATGTTTTCATCTATTTTCTTATTGGTAGAGTGCGAGCCGCCTATACCCAAAAATCCATTATTATATGCTGCTGCGCTACGCTGCATAGCTTCCAATGTGTTAGCTTGCTGTTTTAAGATGTTTTCTCTTTGCACTTCGTATATATCAGAAGCGTCAGTAACAGAAGCCTTATCCATCTTTTCAGAAAGATTATCCAGTGCATTTTTTAAATCCTCATTAGATTGTGTAAGATATTCTATGTCACGTTCAAGGTTCTCGTCGCTATCACCACCGAAATCAATTCCGAGTAGTCCAGGAATAGAAAATTTTTCAAAAATATCTACCCAGACATTAGCTATGCTCTTAAATATATTCCCCACAAATCCATCAATTCCTTGTTTATCTATCGCATCAAGTAGGGAAAATACGGCACCTATAATTCCGCCTATCTTGTTTCCTGCTTCTGTAAATATATCAATGAAACCAGACGCAAGACTGCCTATTTGCGATAACGACATTTCAGACGAACTTCCAAGCTGGGTAATAGCGTCAGACAGCGTTATTAAATTTTGCTTAGTCTTATCAGTGCTCTTTGTTACATTAACTTGCGCATTCTGAACGCCTTGTGCAGCAATGTTTCTCTTTTTTAATGCTTCTTCCTGCTCTGCTTTAGTTCCCGTTTGCAGGGATTTATTATATTCCTCTTGTGCTTCATTCAGTTTTTCTTGCGCAGCACGAAGCTCATCCAATTGTTCCGGTAAATTACCAAGCAAACCACCCTTGTCGATGATAGCGCTTTGGATATTGTTCAAAGCTTCATCAACTACCTTTTTTTGGTCAACGGCCATGTTTTTATACTCATTCGAGTTCTTGAATGCCTGTAACTGCTGCCTAACCTGTTCAAGTACCTTTTTAGAAACCCTGTCTAAATCCCCGAATATAAGTTCCCAGTTTATTTCTTGTTTGAATTGCTCAAATTCGATTGATGCAATATCCTCGTTTGCTTTCTTTTTCCTTTGTGCTATAAGTCTGTCGGTCTCTTCTTCGCCTAATTGACCTCTTTGGCTTTCAATATCAGCTAAGTCCTTTTGAAGATTACGTTCAATATCCTTTATCTTTTGGGCATAATCTTTATAATTGCTTAGCATTTGTGATAGATTATCAACACTTTCAGCTCTTATCTTTTCATTTTCTGATTTGATAGTCTGATACAGTTTTAAGATTTCATTATCACCAAATTTGCTTTTTACAGCTTCTTCATCCATTCCCAAAACATCGAAAGCAGATAAATTACTGCCATTCTTCTTTAACGCTTCGGACAGTTGACTTTGGAAATCATCAATTATGCTTTTGAATGAGACCTCTCCGCCGAAAGCAATATTCATGGAAAGAGATTTGTTGCCGGAAGCATTGAATAGCTTCTTATATAAATCCCACTTTTCTCCGGTTTGGGAAATGTACTTCTCTATCTCCTTTAAGGCATCATCAACTTCTTTCTTCGCACTGTCAATTCCCGCCTTGTCAATCTTGACACCAAGAGAAATGTATAAATCTTCTTGCTTCTCTTTGCTCCGGTCTAACTGCCCTTGAATGTATTTGTAAGCCTTGCTTGGGTCTTTTAAGTCCAAATTGACCCCGTTCTTATCAAAGATAGGGGCAAATTCAGAAATGCCCTTCACTCTTTGGGATGCGGCTTCTTCTCCTTCTATATTTCTCCATTTCTCATAGCTGGAAACGGCTTTGTCTATGAGGTCGGTACGGGCTTTCCATTGTTCGGCAATAGGGTCTTTCGTGTTTTGGGTCTCTTTGGTTACACGCCCGAATGTTTTTAGTATTTCATCTGTAGCATTCTTTAACAGCTTGGCTTTATCTATACTTTTACGAGTTTCTTCATTCCATTCGCCCTCTTTTTTAGTCCATTCGCTAAGAGTAGAGGACGCATCCTCATTAGCACCGATTATATTTTCTATGTATTTTTGCAGACCACCTTCTGCATCAGGCTTTAGCCTTTCTATACCGAATTTTTCATACAATTCGGTCGCTTTCTTGAACCAGGCAGAATTCTTGTCATCTTTCTTTATCTTGTAAGTTGAATAATTTTCTAATGCGTCATTCAGTGTTTTTTGAGCTTGCGATAAAACCTCTTCTTGTTTTTTTATATCTTCATCTAAGGACTCTATGACATTCTCATACCCGTCCAGTGATTGATAATATTCTCTGCGAGATTTCAATCTGTTAAGTTCTCTTTGAGCTTCATTTCTATTATTGGTCGCGCCGATTACAAGCCCTGCGCTTTTGACTTTTTCTCTTTCTTTTGATGCAGATAACACTTTTTGGATGGCTTGATATTCCCCTTCTAAAAGAAATTGTTCAAATTTCATATTCTCAAAGAGAGAGGGATATATTTTTTGAAGGTTTAGATATGCCCTTCTTTGAGCATCAATCCCGTTTGTTTTATCGAATATTCGAGAAATATATCCTTTAGCCTTACTTTCCTCTTCTTTAATCTTCTCTATGTTTTTTGAGAACTCAATATTTAGTTTTTTTGTTTTTTCAGCAACTGTTTCAACTTTTTCTTGGAATACAGTCAATGTTGTAACTATAGCGCCTAATGTGGTTATCCAAAATACCCACGGATTGACTTTCATTGCTGAGTTAAGTGCCCATTGTGCTACTGCGGCTGCTTTGGTGACTTTGACTCCTTTGTTTAACCATGTATAATACGCTTGCATTTGACTGATTGCAAAAGAAGACTTTTGTGCTACATTTACAGCTATCACAGCCGTTTTATAAGAGCCATAAATTCCTACAAGTATACCAAGTATATCTGCGACAGCCTCCCAATGTTTCATTAAATCAGTAAGCAGCTCTAAACTATCTGAAAGTACACCGCTATTGCCTTCCGCAATGTCAGCCATCATAACATCCCATGCGTCCTGCAAGTTGCTCCATTTGCCAGCAAGGCTTTCCGCAAGGGCTTCCTGCATGTTGTAGAATTTGCCGCCTTCATCGGTCAGCTCCCAAAGGACATCCTTCACCATGCCGAAGCTGACCTCTTTCCGGCTGATTTTATCGAATACGTCTCCGGCGGAAGTTACCACTCCCGTAAGCTTAGTAAACCGTTTCGCCAACTCGTCCACCAACGGAATACCAGCCTCGGTAAACTGCCTCAATTCCTGCCCACGGAGAAAAGCTGCACTGCGCACCTGCCCGTACGCCAATATGATACGTCCCATATCGACACCCACACCTGCGGAAATGTCGGCAAGTCGTTTGGTCGTATCGTAAAGCTCTTCATACGGAATGCTGTATGCGGACAATTGTTTGGTGTATGAAGCCAGTTCTTTGAACTGAAACGGAGAGACAACCGCCAAATCCTTAATGCGATTGAATATGGTTTCCGCCTTCATACTGTCTCCAAGAATGGAGGTAAGGGCAATGTGTTGTTTCTGAAACTCTCCGCCAATAGTATATAATCCCCTTACAAAACGCTCTAAGGTGTATATGGAATACACATTGGCGATTTGATTTTTCAATTCCCTGGCTATCCGTGATTGAGAAGATAGAGCCGTGTTTTCCTTTGTCATGGCGGCATTGTGTGTGCCGGAAGCTCTTGCAGCCTGCATCCGAGCATTGGTGAGTCTTTGTTCGGCGAGCGCTGCCCTTTCTGCCATTTTTGCCTGAATATCAAGAATGCGTTGCTGTCTTACATCGCTCGCTGTTGTGTTATATTTATATCCAGCTTTTTGTAATGCCTGTTTGACGGCATCACTGACTTTAGCCTTATCTACGACTATGTTTATTTTGTATTTTTTCTTATTTACAGCACTGGATATACTATCTCTAAGAGAAGCATCGTCTATTTTCAGTTTTGCTTTAACTTCGGAGGGAACGTTAATTTTATTGACCCCTACATTGACTTTGAATATCTTACTTTTAAGTGCATTATCTATCGACTCTCTAATAATTTGTCTGTTTACCTTAACTCCCAATTTAGTGTTAAGTTTGACTTGCTTTTCAACGAGTTTCTTTTTTATCTGTTCATAATCCTGCTCTGTGCAGTCTTTCAAGTGAACGCTGAAATTGAGTGAACCTAAGTCTGCCATGTTAATTATTGTTTTGCGCCTTTTTGATAGCGTTAATGCCGTTTACCATAAAATCATTGAGGGAAATTCTTTGTCCTTTCATTTCCTGCTCTTTTCTCTTTTCTTCCCACTTCCTTTTTAAATCTTCCATTTCTTTGGCTGTGTGCGTTTTTTGTTCTGCGTCTGCTTTGTCATACACTACAATCGGGGCGTCACACATAAAAAGTTCGTATTGAGCACAGGTCAATACCCAGTCCATATACCAATTAGGGATATTAATCATTCCCCAAAGAAGAATTAACGGTCGTGTCAGTTCCGGATGTTTTTCTCCGTTTGCAAATGCTGCTCCTGCCGAAGTTCTTGAAGGATACGTTCTGCTTCCTTTCTCGTCATCGTCATTATCGTGTCTCTCATTCCGGTCAGTAATGTGAAAGCATTCAAGTATTCCAGTCTCTGAGATTCCACTTTTTTTTTACCTATAAAAAGTATTCCGTACAATTCGTCATCTGTGTATTTTTTCCATAGCATACGCCAGTATATCCAATGGAAAAGTCTTATCTTCCACCAATTATTCAGAATAATGAGAGAGGCACACTTGGCAGTAACTTCATCCTCACTTTTGCAGGAATGTAAGACATGGGTTAATTTTCGTATTGTTCCACGGTGCAGCCATTTTATACCGAACTTTTTTCCTCTTATCGTAATATAATCTATGCTGTTCTCCAGTACATCGTCAAGCGTTTTCTGCTCTGCTGTGGTAGGTTGGTTTATTGTTTTATCGTTCATGCTGTGTTATTGTGATGTGTGAAAAAGGAGAAGGCGGCGGCAATAACGCACACCGCCATATTTTTAAATCAAAGAACCGTCCTGGGTAACTTCCACCGCACTGAACTCATTGGCGGTGAATACGCTGACTGTAGCAGTTCTTTTTGCTCCGCTATTCTCGTCGACTTTGACCGTCACCACTTTCCCGCTAACCGAGGTTTTGCACCATGTTTCCGTTGATGAAGCAGAGACAGAGCTTTCCTTGGTTGTTGCGGTAATGGTTTTCCCTGTATTATCTGCCGCGCTGGTAAAAGACAGGGAAGCTGGAGCTACGGTCAGTCGGCTTTTTTTGTCAAGAAAGCGATATTATCTTCGGAAGAGGAGTCGGACGAAGCGCCATCTTCAAGTTCAATAGTTCCGCTGAGCGCAAAAGCAAATGGGGTAGTGGACGCATTCTCAAACAAGGGGCGTGCGTATACGGCCATTCTTTTTACAAGCAGACATTTTTCTCCGTCGTCACTTATAAGCGCAAATCCTACGTTCAGCTTCTTGCTGTTTAGCACAGTAGAGAATCCCTTGAATTGCTGGTTGTTGATAGTCGCTTGCGCTATTTCAGTGGTTTTCCCAAGAAAATATTCTACCAATTCCTTGCTTACACTTGGAACGGTAGCAGCGAAAGTAATATCTCCTGCTGTACTGGTGACAGCCCAATCCGCTTGCAGACCGTGCACCTTTGTACGGTTTAATGTCGGTTCTGCTTGGGACAAGGAAAGGGTATCTACGGTAACGGGCAAATCAAAATCCGGAGTTACCGTGGCAAAATTTGCAATGCCACCCTTTACCAACATAATGGATGAAAGACCGCTAAATACATCTTTCAATTCCTGCTTTGTTTTCATTGCCATAATAAATAGTTTTAATCGTTTTATTTTATGTTTATTTTATCACAAGGTCAGTCCTTATCAATGTTGCGCTGAACCCTAATCCGTCATTTCCTTTCAAGGTCAATTTGGGGTTTGAGGCACTTATGAAATTGTCGCTGATAGGGAATAGGGAAAGAATATCTCCTACAATAGTGTCCATTTGTTCCAAGTCTTCCGCACTTCCCTTTTTCTGTCTGACATACACTTCAATGGTGCAATAGGTACGGATATTTCCAAATCCGCTGCCATAGGTCATGGAAGACAACAAGCCGGGCAATGACACCACAATGAAATTATCCATTTGCTTAGGCACAGCAGCGGGACGGTCATTTGTGAACACATTCTCACTTACCGTCTTTGCTGCGTCAAACAATGATTTAAGCGCGTCTTTGTATTTAAAATCCTGTTCGTACCCCATATCATTTCATTGGTTTAAAGGTCATTTTAGCAATGCTTTCCGCGTAATCAAATGTATCTGACAATACATTTAACCCCTTCTTTGACTCCAAGTAGTTAGAATATTCCGTACCTGTACACATCACTAATCCTATGCCGTCACTTGGAGTTTTATATGCTTTGAGGAAATTTACAGAAGTGGTTAAACCGTACTCCCCGTTAGTGTCAACCAAGTTGTATTTTTTTATGGGAATAAACTTACCACTTTCGTAACTTTGGACCATTATCACGCCAATGCCGTCTCCTCTGCTAAGCTTGGGGTGGGTGGGATTTTTTAATCCTTGTGTCACGACGGCGGTAATTATACGAGATAATCCACCTCTATAATAAATTCCAACAGCTAATGAAGTTAGAGTATTTCCGGTTACATTATGGTACTTGGCTGATACTACTCCGTCTTGCAGAAGTCTGATTCCGATTTCTGTTATTCTATCCAGCAAATATTCATCAATGATATTTCTCATCTTTTTTTTGCCTTCTTCCAAGACTTTAGCATTATCTCCCATTTCCCTAATTCTTAGCCAGATTGAAATACAGCGTTGTTCCCATTTCCGTAGGGTAACAATCCGTTACCACACATGATTCAAAACTTTCTCCGTAATCGGTAACATCCACAAGGTCTCCCGCAATGATACCCTTCACAAGTCCAGGAATGTCTATTGCATAATCACTCTTTATGACATTACTTTTTGTAAATGTCCTAAGGCTTGTGCTTCCGTACTTGTTGCATTTCCCTACATACAATACGGTCTCGTTTCCTTCGTCAAAAGATGTTTCTCCGGAAATACGATACACTTTGCATGTATGCGGAAAACGTGGATTATTTACTTTCATAGCGGATACCTTTTATTCATGTTCATACCCAAGTTGACAATTCTGACAGATGATTTACGGACGTTCTCTCCATACAATGCGTATATGTCATTTGCCATTTGCCGAAGGTTACGTTTGTCATAGGCAGAGCTTTGTGTACCACCCTCCTTGTGCTTCCATACACCATTGGCATCCTCTACGCTTCCAGTTACGCTCGGTGTACTTGCGCACCACATATAAAGGTCTGCCCGGCACAAGTCTTTCTGGCGTTTTTCCAACGTGCTGACATCCGTCCCCGGTGCAATTCCCCTGTCAATCAGTATGGTGGAAATAGCACTGTCCGTAACTTCAAAACCGACACAACCACGGAGATATTCCTCTATGGTAGTGCCAGTATTTGTATTTTGAGAATCCTTCATGGTTATTTACCTTTAATGTTCAAGTAGTAGAACCAGCGAACCTTATTAGGAACAACCAATCCGGTCACTTCTGATTTGATTACCTGCGTCATGGTTTCATCATTGAATACCTGACGTATCAGAGTGCGGCCGCCGTCATACAATGCCGTACGGGCACCCGGTGTTTCCATGAAAATAGGACGTCCACATTGTACATCACCCAGGTCTTCATTTGGAACATATGCCAATACTCCCTCTTCAAAGCTTTGCAAATTCTTGTATTGTATAGCTTTGGAAGATTTGTCATATTTCTCCACTACGGATATTGAATCGACAATTCTGATTTCAGCACCGATACGCGTTTCAATGAAAGTTTTGATTGTTTCATCGGGGACAAGATTAGCAAATGCCAACTGCATGCCTTTATCGGAAATATCCGGGCGTGTCGCAACTGTGTACATTTGGCGGAAATACGGAAGGTTAATCAAATCCTCAAAGGTCGTCTTGGAGCATTCCCAGTGACCAGCAGGGGCAAAATCCTTTTCTTGGGAATCGCGTCTTACCTGCCTCATGACTTTTATCGGGTCTATTGTAGTACCCAAAGCTTCTTCCTGCACCGCTTCGCTTTCCGGCTTCTTATACCAGATAGAATCCTTGATATTCTTTTTAGGCACACCGAAATCTATAGTCAATGCAATGCCAAGCGGGTTGTTAGCTGCGTCAATGATTAGCTTACCTTTGTTGGATACAACTTGATTTCGTTGGTATAGGAATGTATTGTAGTTACCACCAAGTAAGCTGTCCACTCCATTAAACAGAAGCTCCATTATTGTAGACTCAATTTCCGGAGTGGTACTGCCGATGGCATCCATCAGCATCATTTTTTCTCTTAGGATTTTGCGGCTCAGTACAATCTCATGCTTGAAGGTTGGCAATCCACCCATTTGCAGGGACATTCCGTCTGTAGATTTGGTTGCGCCATCACTGTCAATATCCACATAGGTAGCCAGCGTGTATGCACGGACTGTTGCTTCTATCTGCTCATATGTGGGATTCAGAGGAATATTAGGATTTAACGGGAACCCCATTTGGGAGAACGTTTGTTCCGCATTGTATTTTTCGGCAAACATGTCATTAATCCATGCTTCCAGCGGTTTATTCCCTGTATATCCCAATGCTGCAAGACCTTTTCCTACAATGTCGTAAAATTCTTTGTTTCTTGTGTACATATTATTCTCCTTTCTTTATTCGTCAGATTCACGCACAAATTCAATCATAGGCAGCTGTGCTTCTACCGATTTGGGAATGCCGCCACCGAACACCCTGTCTGCGTAAATTCTGCCTGCGCGCACAACAGCGCATGTTGCAAGGATACAGCCTTCGGGGATACATACGTCTTCAAATACAAGACCGTTGACATCGGTTAGCTTTCCGCCGGCGGGAGCTCCTTTGACGGTTTCCTCAATATCTCCCGTTACTCCGGTATTTCCTGGAATAAACATGTATGCGTAAAGTTGCGCAGCGGTTTTTTGTGTGAAAGTCACAGTAGCCCCACTACGTTTTACATCCCATTCTGCAAAAGAAGATTTTGCTCCTTCGATTTTGGTAGCTACCAGTTCTGGGGTACTTTCTGATGCGCTTGTTACGGCAACCGAATAGCTTTTTCCGCCTAACACAATAGACAAATCCCCGTTTCCGGATGCCTTTTTAGTGATAGTAAGCGTCACTACTGCCTTTACACCAGTCACTCCATCTGCTGTAATTACCTCTACCTGTTTGCCTGCTCCATTGAATTTTACCATTGTGCCGGCATGTATAATATCACCAGGCTTTAATCCCATTCCGGCGACATCAATCATACCACCACCCTGATATAATTCTCTTACTCTTGACCAAACAGGAAAATTTCCGCCAAATCCCGACTGGGATTGACTGATAGTGTTGAAAGTTCCTAATTGTCTCATTCTTTGTCTGTTTTAATGTGTTTATTGTTTTCGAGGAAGTTTTCCTTGCGCTCTTAGCCGGTCTTTGAATGCTTCACGGCGGCTTTTTGCCTGTTCTTCTCCGGTTTCTGCATATTGGTTGATACTTGGGGAAGCGCCATTCCCGAAAATTGCCTTGTATCTTTTTTCATAATTGCGTTTGGCGCAACTGACAATTTCTTCCACTTCCATATCTTTGGTAATTTTCACGTCAGATATGGCGATATTCAGGATTTCATCGTTACAGATATTTTTGCCCCCGTTTTCAATTTGAGATTTCAACAAGTCCATAGACTGGATTTTTAAGTCATGGATTGACGCGGCGTTTTTCTCCGCCTCTCTCTCTTCCTTCAAAAGCAAAATCTCATTTTCCATTTCCTTTAGCTTGTCGGCAAGGACGTTATCTCCTGCTCCTTCTCTTGAGTCAGGAGAACTCTGTTGAGGTTTGTAGTTTTTCTTAAAACTCTCAACTTGGGTTGCGACATCATGGTTGTACTGCCCTTGCATTCCTTGAAGAAAAGATGTCGCCTTGCTATAATAAGCGTCATCAGGCTCCACCCCTTCTGCTACCGGATTCAATTCTATGTACTTCATTAATGTCTGTGACGAAAGACTGGTTTGTCCTAATCTGGTCGTCAGTTCGGATAAGATTTGTTCTTTCTCCATCGTGTTTATTTAGTTTGTGTTATAAAAAAAAAGAGCCTATCAGTGCTTTGTGCACTAATAAGCTCTTAGGCTTGCATATGTAAAATTGCTATTCTTCTATTCTGACGCTGATAAAATTACGACATCTTCGGCATACAGTCCTAAACAATACGCTACCGTGTATTATTTTTACATCGGTCAACTTTTGCCCGCACACCGGACATGTTACAAAATTCCCTTTTTCGCTGGTCTGTTTTTCATCCAGCTTAGCGTCTATCTTTATCATATCACATGATTTAGTATTGCAAATATATAGTATATTTTCTAAAATACAATGCTTTATATGTATTTTTATATGAGAAATATTAGAAAATTTATAATAAATCGTATATTTGCATTATATATAACTCATAGAGCTGTGATTCAAGCCGGAGTGTGCGGATTTATACTGCATACGCCGGCTTATTTTTTTTATGGAACACGACAAGATTGTATATACGAAAAAGGGGGAGGGTGTATTCAGTTATGAATACATAGACAGGTTGCGTAATTTGAAAAATGATTTCAATGTTATAGCTCAATCCGGCGGGCAGGAGAACTCATTAGCTTCCGATGCCGACATTGTTATTATGGGAGGGAATCGTGGCGGTTCAAAAACATTTACTTTATTAATGGAATCCTTGCCAGACATTAAAAATCCACGTTTTAATGCCGTTCTTCTGCGTAACGAGAAAGATGACCTTAGAGATATGATTAACACGTCGTATCTTATTTACTCCCAATTTGGAACTTATAACCGTTCTATATTGTAGATACTAATTGAAAAGTGCGCCGTATTCTAATTGAAAAGAGCTCCATCCATAACTGGTTACAAAATTACTATAAGTTTAAAATA